CGCATCTGTCCATTGGTCAGGAATAGACTTATCATCACCAGTTAATGTTCCTCCAACAATAAGCTGTACGAGATTGTCTAGTACCTCATCAGCCCCACCATCATCACCTGTTGCCTCAACCTCTATCTCGATACCCGTAATAGCGCCAGCAACAGCAGATAATGCACTAGATGCGTCTGTTGCCTTTGCAACATATGAAGTATCCCCTCCACTAAACGAGCCAACATCAGAATTTGTTCCTTGATCTGTAAGTATATTTGCGACAGGACTTGACCACGTGTCTGACCCCGGAGTAGACTGTGCCGCGACAGTAAACTGTACCCATCCAGTATCAGTATCTGCCTCGCTCTGTTGAGTGCCGATTGTCCAAAACGTAGCTGGTGAATTCTCCATTGCGTAAGATGTAGAAATATAGTTAGCGGATCGCACAGAGTCAGCCCATCTGATTTCAGAAAATGTTCCGGAGTAGGGGGTAGTCCCATCATTTCTTGAACCATAAACAATAGAATCCATTCCGGTAACTCTATCGCCGCTTGGGGCGGTACCCACGGCAAGCGCTATAATTCCGTCATCCGCAATGAATGACGGATCATTGGTATCAGTAGACGCATCGATAGTGTAGAACATCTGAAACCACGTTGAACCTTCCGGCCATTGGGCGGACTGAGAACTGTTATACGAGGCCTCCACCCCCGTATAGGTATGGTAGCTGTATAGCCTAAATTTTGCTGATCCGTAGTTGTCTGCCATACGGAATCGTCTATTACCAATCGTAAAATCAGTACCGCCGCCCATAAAATTATAGTTTCCCGAACCATCTTTTCTCACCCACAAGTGGAGAGTGAAGGCATCGGTATCGTATCCAACAGCAGACGAGATTTTGAATAAATCATCTGTGCCGTCTAACTGGATTGCGATGGCGTCTGCATCCCAGCCTGTCACATTGTCGGCGGATGTCATCGTACCCTGTGGGACAGCATCGTTATCGTTGGCTGTGCTATCAAGCGCAGTCGTACCTCCTGTTTCTGAAAAATGATGTACAGATACAAAATCCGTCCATACATTTTCTGCCCCATACGTAGCTGTAATGGCTGGCATAGAAGCAGTTGGGCTGCCATAATAAACATACCACGTAGTATCTGCGCTCGTAGAGCCTGTCCCCTTGAAGAAAATTGCTCCAACATCCGCAGTAGCATCGAAGCCTACGATCTCCACCGGAATCTCTGTGCTTCCGTCGCTCGTTGTCACTCGAATATCTCTGCCGTCCGTTTGGTTGACATTAGCCCAGAACCCAGCGTCCAGCCCCGACAAATGAATCCTGTAAACTCCTATATCTTCATCAACAAGAGTTGCATCCGAAGTAACGGGCGCCCTATATCCCCAATCAGAGAGCCATGCCCCGTGAGCAATAGATGTCATTAGTAATGCTGTAATAGCTAACCAATACTTCATTGAGCAACAGGCTCCCTTGCTATAAGTTGATACTGCGGTACGCCACCATCATACCAAAGAGCGTATATTCTCCACTCACCATTCGTTGAGTCAATAGGGTGGATATACTTGATAGTTGCATAATCTTCAAAGAGTCCAACGATACTCCCTACCGGAGCAAACCCAAGCTGAGTCGTTACGAACGAAACGACTTCTGCCTCTGTTGCGACAAGTACAGGTGGGACAGGTACAGGGTTTAAAACTGAAGGCTGTTTGTACTTCCAGTACGCTGCCTCCGTAGGTTCATCAAGATCAATCGTGTAGATGCCTACCGTATTAGCTCTAATCGAGTCTACTGCCTGAACATAATATGTTACCTCAAAGTAGTGTAGCATCGGGAACCCGCCAACGGTTGTTGTGGAGGTTGTGATTTCTGCTGCAATAACATCCGAATCATCTCGAAGCTCAGTCACCCTCTCGGTCAATGTTGCTGCTTTCACCGTTGCTGCCATTACTATTGCTACAAAAATCAGGCCTAATTTCTTCATACATTCCTCCCTTGTTATTGTTATATCTCTAATCTGGTCGTAGTTTACCTTTTAATTTTATACGTTACTCTTCCACGCAATGATGTTGGCGTAGAAGTAGTCCCTGTTGAAATAACTTTTATATCATTCCCTGCTGCCACTGCCGTTGAGACAAACCCAGACGAGCCTGTAGCTGTAGGGCCTGCCGCTACCGCGGCACTAAGAATTGCTGTGCCTGCCGCAAATGGTGTGTTGCTATCTGCAAATGATATTTGAATCCCATTCACGTTCCCAGAATCGGTAGTGAATGTTGCAGAGGATAAAACTATATCCTCCGCGACTGATTTAAATATTAGATTGATTGCACCTAGATAGTTTACCGTAGCGGTTGTAATAGTAAAACCAAATGAAAGTGTCTGTTGTTTAATTGTGTTGGACGAATACTCGACCTCTGTGCCAGTCCCGCCGCGCGTGATAGCAATCGTCACATCAGAATCAGCACCAACAAAAACATTGTCGGCCGCACCGGTAAGGGGAGCAGTCGTTACGAGATCCTTCGCGTAGACACCGGCTGCCAGATGCGCCAGATCCACCGCTCCGGCCGTAAGCTCCGCAGAATCAACCGCATTATCGGCAAGATGTTCGTTATCAATGGAAGCGGCAGCGTAATCATCGGAGTCAATCGTGTCGTTCTTGATGTCCACTCCGGTAACAATGCTATCTGCAAGTTCGCCCTCTGCAATGTCAGCAGCGATATTGTCCGAAACGTCAGAAACATCCAGCGCGTCAAGCTTCACCGCGTTAGTTGCTATCTCGGCAGAGTTTACAGCGTCATCAGCCAGATGTTCATTATCTATCGATGCCGCAGCATAATCGTCTGAATCTATCGTATCGTTCTTTATATCAGCACCAATAATCATCGAATCAGCCAATGCACCCTCGATGATCGTGACCGCCCCGGAGAAATTCGCTGTTGCCGCATCTACACCATATACAGCGGTAAGATCATCAGCAGCCACAAGACCAGCTCCAGTAATGTCAAACCCAGACATCACAAGAGTTTGAGTTGCAATATGACTACCAAGATTGTCTCCACTACCTGTTTCATCCACAGCCCAAGAGATAGTTCCAGCTCCATCTGTTTTCATTATATAGTTAACTGTTCCATCTACTGTTGGAAGTGTATAGACTCCAGTTACTGTAAAAGATGCTGCTGATACAGAATTACTGAAGACACCTGTTGCAGCAGCAACACCGTAGACAGCTGTTACATCATCTCCAGCTATCAGGCCACCGCCAGTAATGTCAAATCCAGACATATTGAGAATAGCTGTTGATGGATTCTGCATATAGCCAGCCTGCGCCGTCGCTGTTGGTAGGTATGTTGATGCCGCGTCTGTAATCGACAAATATGTAGCAGTTGCGGATGAATTTTGTAAATATGTCGCGGTTGCCGATGATAATGTTAAATACGTTGTTGCTAAAGATGATAATTCGTTTTCAAGTTCAAGATGTGTTAATGTGCCGGTGCTGGTTAATGCGGCGTGGTCTGTTACTCCACCACCAACTGATGCAATAGATACATCTTGACCCGCCTGTGTAAGCGTAATATTTGCCCCGCCCGTAAGCGTAACATTGCCAGTAAGTAAAGCATCCCCGGCTTTCCTGATTGATGATACCCCGACTGCCCCACCTGTCGTTAAATCATAATCCGTCCCGGCATCATTCTTATAATGTATCGAGCCATCCGCCTTAATCCATAAATACCCCTTATCTGCGGCGGGTGCCGCCGGTTCTGCCATTTCGTCAAGCCCTATCGTATACATAAATGTTGCCGAGGATACGTCTGTAATCGAATCATCTGTATTTAAGTCATAAACTACCGCATGACAGATATTAATGGCTAAAATCGTACAAAACAGAGCTGTAATGGCTATTTTCTTCATAATTTACCCCTATTTGTAATGAAACACTATAGTTCCACCTGCACCGGGATTTGTTGACCCGATTGATTTTATGATTGCGCCGACATCCTGCGCCGAAGTAACCGCCAAATCCGTGATATTTGTGCGCTCATCACGCGTCCCGTCGGTTAATGTCGCAATTCTTGTCTGCTCCACACTATCAAGCAGAATATCAAGCGTTGCATCTGCCCCGGTTGGTGCCTCGTTTGAATGAAATTCAACCGCCGTTATGGTAACAGCTGCCGGGAACCTATACCCGTTAAATATGGTAAATTCGTCCACGAATGACCCAAACATAGGGAATGTAATTGATTTGTTTATCACGTCTATAAACCTCCCGGTTAACTCTATATATTGAAAATCAACTACTGCCACATCGTGAAAATTATCAAGCTCCGGCTCTTTGAATGTAGTCCCGCCGACAAGTTTTGACCAGAAAATTTTATAACTCGCACTAGAAATCAGCCATTGCGCCTGATCCTGCACATCAAGCAGCGCAGAAATCCTATCACGGATCTGTTTTGCTACCAGATAACTATCATCAACACAATTAAAGCTCATCGTTATATCATTCATGTTTTCTTGTAATCCACCGTTTGAGCTGGTCGTATAAATTATAAATGGTGCTGTCGCTCCGTGTGGCATTTGCGAAGGGTATATTTTAGAATCACTTACGGTCGATCCTAAAAGTGTTGACAGTGTATCGTCATTATTCAGATATGCAATTATGTCAAGCTCGATCATATGCCCTTCTCCAATCTTTTAAATGCAGCTCTTATAAATTTAATTATATCGCGTCCGCTTTCTTTAAATGCTGGGATTAAAAATGGTTGAGAGGCCATTCCTTCCGTCCATACAAATCTTTTTAGTTTTTTACTGTAATATACCCACGGTGTTTTTCTGCCACCCGGTTTCGTTGCAAATTTACCCGTCCCAAATTCTATAAATGGCGCGTATTTTACATTCGTCCCAACCTTGCCAACAAAACCTTCACCGCTTGCCCCTTTTTCTACACTATGCGTAATTAATGCAGCAAGTCTGCTTGACTGCCTTGCCACTCTGAATTTTGCTCTTTTTTCTACGACAAGAACCGATTCGGTTAATGCTCTCTTTAATTCAATAGGGCTTTTTCGTGCAAGCTCTTTTAATTTAGCCTGTACGATTTTATCACCCGTAATCCTCGTCTGAATCGTTAAGCTCATGTTATTAACTCCAAAATAATCTCAAGATGATGCTGTGCGCCCGTATCATATAGCTTTTGTACGTCAAGAATAATATAATTTTGTCCGCCTAAAACGATACGCATATTTTTAGTGACAATCGTGCCAATAGGAATAAGCATAAAAAGTGTGTGCGTGGCATTATCGAATATTTCGGATGGTGTGCGCTGTAGGCCAGGGCTTATCGGCTCAAGACGGCATTTTACACTCGTATACGTATCAGCCCAGCTTGCTATCTTCTGACCTGAGCTATCTTGCGCGGGTGTGCTTGTCTGTACCGTGCATGTTAAATTTAGCAGGCTTGCGAAAGACATAATGACCCCTTAAATATTAAATTTCCTGTACTGTATTATCACACCAGATATACTTTCAGGCGCAGGGATGCCATTAATGGAGATACTACCGCTACTACCATATGTAATAGAATATTTACCAATCGTTTCTGATTTTGCCCCGGCACTCCCGGTCTGACTATTAATAAAGCCCGCAAACTGAGCGCAGGCGTTCTTTAGATCATATGGCACGGCTGTTACTGTCACATATCCGGCTGTATACGTAACACGGTAATTCCTATGCCCTTTTGATGTTCTCCCACGAAGATATATATATCCTTCGTCAAGATAAATCAGATAATGCGTATTTTCCGTGAATGTCTGGATTAGAATATTACTTATCGAGTCCCAGCTTTTCACATTATCAACTGCTGTTACTAGAGGATTTTCAAGAAAGATATTATGACCACCGTCCCCGTCGTGTATCTCGTCGGTAAATACCTGAGAGATAAACTTTCGGTTACAATACCGCTCGATAAAATCCGATGCAATATTAATAAGCGTGTTCGATAAATCCGCATCACCTATTGTTATCTTTAAGATTTCGTCAAGCTCTACCAACGTGATTAAGGCATTAGCGTTTAATGCAACAGCCATAATAGCACCTCTCTAATCTTCTGTTTCAAAAAATTCAATCGCCAAACCAAGGTCATATTCAGCAGTGCCACCGATTGTATTCAAAAGAGTCATCAAGTATGAATTCCCATCAGGTACAATCCACTGCTGCTCTATTTCAGGCTCAATACTGTGCCGGTCTGAAATTATAAGAGTAGACAATATAGTCCCACTTGATGATACGACCGCCTCACGGAAAAACTGTGTCTGCGGAGTATCAGCAAGCTCCCTATTCTTACATACAGGCGTTATTATCGTACCGCTTGATGTAACAGTCGGATTTTCATATAGAGTAACCATAGCATCCCGCAGTCCACTTGTTTTGATTTTCAGATGCGTCCTATCTCTTGTATATGTTGCCGAGGTCAAATCAATTAGAAAATTTATGTACCCTGTTCCAGTAATAGTCGAATCAACATACGACATCTGGTACAACTGACCGAGATTATTCTTTGCCTGCGGATCAGATACTTCACCAGACTCGCGTGCAGGTTTCCTAGGAACCGCACCACCAATTATATTAGCAGTTGCCAGCCCGACTATCGAAATGATACATACAAACAATTTTTTAAACATTTCTTTCACCTCCGGTAATTTATTACTGCGCCCACAATATACCACCAGATTGAGAGCGTTACCCCTGTAAAACAACACATTTCAATAATTTCTTTTCTTATTCTCATTATTTCTTACTACACGCCTGCTGAGATAACGGGGCAAGACCACATTACCCCAACAGGCATTTTTATTTTTCTATGGTCGTTACCGATAAAATATTGTTACCTTTACATCACTGATGAGAGACGATTTCCTAATACAGGGGTTCGCTAATTCCAGCGCGGACGAAGGAATCGGAAACGGAATCTGTATTGGTTCAACATACCCAGACGCAGACGTTGACGCAATATCAAAAGCAAACGCAGAAGTCACGGTTGTGGTTGATGCAGCATTTTCATAAAACGTCACGGTCTGAGCTACCGTCGCATCACTATTGGTTATAATGATGTGGTGGATACTTACTACATCGTGTGCAATCTGCGCGGCCATAGTAGCGTCCTCCGTAATCGGGTACGTTGTCACGTCTACGGAATACGGGGTAAGTCCTCTCTCTGCTGCAAACACGGGGATTCCGGGTAGCAACAGTCCTAAAACAGCGATAAGTGCAATGATTTTCTTCATCCTTGTTTCCTCCCTTTCTTTTTTCCTTTTGTAATTGATCTGTCAAGGAATGTTTCCGAATGACTTTCTACTTTCTCTATTTGCTGAGCATAGCGTAAAGCCTCGACATCGGTTAATTCCCTGATCTGGTCTTTCTCAAAATTAAGGCACGCGCCGAAAGTACGAATAATTTTGTATCGCATGTTTAGGCTACCTCCGTCATTTTGAAAAATGCCGTAGGATTCACGACAACAACTGAACGCCGAAGCACGAAACGATAACCACTCTGATCAGTAATCCAGTAGTTAGCCGCATCATTATCAACAGCGGTGTTGCTATACGTTACGCGAACACCTTTGCCAAGACCACCCGCCTTGTAACCAACCAAGACGTTTTTCCAGTTACCATAAAGAATATGCGTAGCAACTGTTTGGCTTGAAAGGTTAATCGGCACACCAAGAACAGTATTCTGCATCTTACCATTGATGCTCGATATGTTCCAAAGAGGCCGCGCGTTCCCATCGACAAGACCCATAATCAGTGAAAGTACCGCCCGGCGCATATACAGTTCTGCGCCAACGTGATATTTTTCAAGGTTGGTGTTGTTTATGATCGTGAGTAAATCAGGATAGGTAAGATTCGCCCCAGCCTGTGCAGCGGTTGTTACGGCTGCATCATAACCGACACCCATGAATGGATCACCAGCACCCGTATTACCAGCAAGGATGATGCGCTCCATCTCGACAGCGAAATTTTCGCCGGCAAGCATAGCAAGCTGCTTAGTAATATTCGCGGTGTTGTCCTCAAGATACTCGTCTGATAATGTGACGAGTGCATACATCTTATGCAAAATAGACTGCTTCTGTGTGAACGTGGGCTTAGTATTGCTTTTTGTTCCCTGCTCATCAGCCCATGCGACAGTCATATCAGTCAACCATTTCGGAATGTTTTTCGTAAACCCGTCGATTTGCCCGTGAGCATACGGCGTAGTTTTAGAAATAACAGTCGCGGGATCATTCAATGCTCCGAATATCCGCGTTTCCTGCCCGGTCGGGACAGTATAACCACCCTGTGCATCTGAGGCCTCAGTCATAGCACCTTTCAGCACTTCATGGTCATTTTCCTTGACAGCTTTCAGAAATGTGCCGAAAGGAATTTCTTTCTTTTTTTCTTCCTCGGCAGGATCGATAATCGGCGCCTTGCTTTTTGCAAGACCCTTCTCGATCAGTTCAAGCGTATCTGCTTTAAACTTTTCAAGCTCGTCTTTCTGAATAGCATCGGTGTGGACAACACCATCACCTTTCTCTCCATCTGTGCCATTCTTTTTCACGAGTGTTGAAAGCATCCCCGTCAAATCATGTACTTGTTTTTGCAGTCCTTCCATCGTTACGTCCATGATCCCTCCTATTTCCGCATCAATCCGGTGATTCCGGTCTTGATGTTTTCCAGCGTTTGTGATAAAAGCTCTTTTGTTTTATGCTCGTCTGATTCTTTTTCAAGTTCTTCTGTTAATGCAGCAATTTCGTTATCGATTTCTTTTTCTCTTTCGATCTTGCCTTTAGCTGATTTTAATTCCGCAAGTTGTTCCTCTTTAGCTTCAAGATTACCACTATAACTTGCTTGCCCCGGTCCGGGACGCTCGGCACGCCGCATCTGCCCGCCGCATTCAGCACATTTTAAATCCTTGCAATGTTTGTCTGATTTCTGTTTATGTCCGCACTCGATACACTCACAATCAAATTCATCTGCCTTTTCTTCTGTAGGCATATTGATATGATTCTCTACTGCAATAGATTTTAAACAAAAATCCCTGTATCCAGCGTTCTTCATAGCTTCGGGATTAGCCGGGATATTAACTGCGCTGATTTCAAGTAATTCCCACTCTTTATATTCCATACCGGGGAACCGCATAATTTCATTACTGGCAGCAGGCGCAGGCTGTATCGGTACAGCTTTGGTTGGTGAAAACCTTATTGAGAATGACCGCATTATCTTTTCTTTGAACAGCTGGAATACATTCTCGGCGAACGGGTTGGCTTCCTTCGATGCAAAAACAGCATCAAATACCAGACGCCCGTCTTCCTTACGGATATTATCAGCGCGCCCGATTGCAAGAGATCGATCATCATGTCCGAATAACATAACAGGATTCTTGCGGAAATTTTTTAATTCAGCACCACCGATTCGCATAATATCACCGTCGCGGTCTTTTGTTTCAGTCGATGCAATAGCGGTAAACGATCTGCTGTCCTCATTAAAATCTTTCAATTCACAACTGTAACTTTTATTTACTGGATTC